TACCACTCTCATCCTAGAGAACCAAGAAAAAGCTTTGCGTGAAGACCGTGGTTTTCTTGCAGAAACAGCACCAACCAACAGCACAGGTGGTTCGATTGACAATTGGGATCCAATTCTGATTTCCCTCGTTCGCCGTGCAATGCCTAACCTTATCGCATATGACGTTTGCGGTGTGCAGCCAATGACAGGTCCAACGGGTCTGATCTTTGCAATGCGTTCCTCGCTTCAGTCTTCCGATGGTGCAGAAGCTCTCGTTGACGAGTCCTTCCCAGGCGCACAGGGTCGTTCGAACCAGAACGCTGCCGGTACAATCGGTGGTGGCGATGTTGGTGGAACAGAAACCAACCCTGCTGTTCTTAATGACAGCCCTGCCGGTACTTACACAAGTGCCACAGGTATGACGACTGCTCAAGCAGAAGCTCTTGGTGATAGCGGCACGAACGCTTTCGCTGAAATGGCCTTCTCCATTGAGAAGTCAACGGTTACTGCGGTTTCCCGTGCGCTCAAAGCTGAGTACACGATGGAACTCGCACAGGACTTGAAGGCAATTCATGGTCTTGACGCCGAAACAGAACTCAGCAACATTCTTTCTACAGAAATCCTTGCTGAAATCAACCGTGAAGTTGTTCGTTCGCTGTATGTTACGGCGGTTGCGGGTGCTCAGGTTAACACAACTAACGCTGGTATCTTTGATCTGGACACCGACTCGAATGGTCGTTGGTCAGTTGAGAAGTTCAAGGGTCTGATGTTCCAGATCGAACGTGATGCCAATGCGATTGGTCAACAGACTCGTCGTGGTAAGGGTAACATGCTGATCGTTTCAGCTGACGTTGCTTCTGCTCTTCAGATGGCCGGTGTTCTTGATTACACACCTGCTCTGAACAACAACCTGTCGGTTGACGACACATCCACCACATTCGCTGGTGTGATGAATGGTCGTTTCAAGGTCTATGTTGACCCGTATTCTGCAAACGTCGCTGCTTCTCAGTACTACGTCTGTGGTTACAAGGGCACATCGCCTTACGATGCTGGTTTCTTCTACTGCCCATACGTTCCGCTTCAGATGGTTCGTGCGGTTGGTGAGAACTCCTTCCAGCCCAAGATTGGTTTCAAGACCCGTTATGGTCTTGCTGCTAACCCATTCGCTGCTGCGGGTGCGGTTGCTGCTGGTGACACGGTTAATACCGATGCTTCACTGGATGCGAACACCAACGCTTGGTATCGTCGGGTTAAAGTCTCTAACCTTATGTAAAATAAGGGGTCTAACAGACTTGGGGGAGAGCTTCGGCTCTCCCCTTTTTTTGTTATAAATAGATACATGGCAACAGCATCATCACCACTCGCAAGACAACCAGATCAGTTAGACTATGCAAGTCCTACTCAATTTCGCTTTGGTATCAAACAATTACCAAAGGTGGAGTTTTTTACAATCAATGCAAACCTGCCCGGCATTGAAGGTGCATCTATAGATTTTGCAAACCCCTTTAACAACATTCCAGTTATGGGTGACAAACTTACCTATAATGATCTTAATATCACATTTATCGTTGATGAGTATCTGGAAAATTATCAGTCACTACACAACTGGCTTACTGGTTATGGGTTTCCATCAGATAGATCAGAGTTTAGAACACACAGAGATGTAACATCAAATACTCCAGCTGGTGGTTCAACACCACCTGTTGACCTCGTTACTAAGGCAACTCCTGATAAGGCGATGTACTCAGATGCATTTCTTATGATCCTGTCAAACAAAAACAATCCAATTCTAAATGTAAATTTTCAGAATGTGTTTCCTGTTTCTTTAAGTGGATTAGATTACACACAGGGTGCAACAGACGTTGAATACATGACTGCTGATGTTACGTTCAAATACCAAATCTACAAATTTGAGAGTGTCTAAATAGGATTGAGCAGATTTGGTAAGCTTTAACAATTATCAAATCTTAGACTTAATTTCTGGTGACAACTCGTTCGAACTCATCAGGGTCAATATAGTACAGAGAGAAACCAAACTGCTCGCTTTTTTTATTATGAGGTAAACATGGATTTAGAGACACTAAAACGAACTGCAAGGGAAGACCTTCCCGTATCTGATCACGAACACATTGATCAGGAATCTTTTAAAAATCAAATGATCAAACAGAAGTGGTTGGACTACAAGGCTGACTTCGAACTTCTGCTCATCAAATCAAAGACTGACCATCAACAGATGTACCGTGAAAAGTGGGAATACTATGGTGGTAAGGCAGATGCAAAAGTGTATGCATCCAAACCCTTTGACATCAAGGTTATGAAGACAGACCTTCAGATGTATATTCAATCTGACGATGACATTCTTCGACTCCAAAACAAAATCGGGTATTACGAATCCTGTGTGGACTACTGCAAAGGTGTAATCAAGTCTATCGACAATCGTGGATGGGACATTCGTAATGCAACTGATTGGAAGAAATTTGAAGCGGGTATGATATGATTCATTACACCAACATTCATAATGTTTTTTCTGTTCCTGATACGTTGGAAGATGGTGTTATTACAAATGAAAGCGGCAAGGTTAAAAGGAACTCAAAGGTATCTTTTATTGAAGATGCTGAAATCTGTAGAGAAATCTTTAACATAATCGATTCTACCACACCAATAAATCTAACTGATATTGAACCATTGCAATATTCTGAATATGGTGTTGATGATGAATATGGATGGCATCGTGATGTTCATGACGAGCCATATTCGAATGGACTAGTTCGAAAGGTATCCTTTTCGACTATTCTAAATGATAATTTCGAAGGTGGTGAATTTGACATTGAGACAAAAAATCCAGAGGATAATAGAAGATACGAAACATTTAAATCTGAAGAATACAACACTATAATATTTCCCGCTCACATGTGGCACAGAGTAAGACCTGTAAAGTCTGGAGTCAGAAAATCCATTGTGGGTTGGTTACTAGGAAGGCCATAATGACTTGGGGTTATCACACACTATTTGATTGCGAAGAATGTCCTGTAGAAAAATTTACAGAAGAAAACATTCGATCATTTATATTAAACATCGTAAAAGACATAGGTATGAAATCATATGGCGAACCTATGATTGCTCACTTTGCGTCTCATAATCCTGATGTTGCAGGATTTAGTTTCTGTCAAATGATTGAAACAAGCAATATCACTGGACATTTTGTAGATAAAACTGGCGATTGCTATATCGATATTTTTAGTTGCAAGGACTATGATAAGGGTCTTGCTACTGGAATTATTGTAGACTTCTTCAGCCCCAAAGAAATTAAAATGAAATATATTGAGAGGGGTTAGTTGTGCGTATATCAAAAAAGAACGAAGTATATCTAGTCCTAGATGATATGACAGATTCTACTCGACAAGAGTTGTCAGAATTCTTTACCTTTGAGGTGCCGGGTTTTAAGTTTATGCCCATGTATCGCAATCGAATGTGGGATGGAAAGATACGACTCTTTTCTCCAGCAACAGGTGAGATATATGTCGGACTATTGGAATACATTAAAGGATTTTGTCAGAAAAACGGAATCGACTATATATTAGAAGAAGGAGTTGAAAATGAGCGGATTGTTGTTGGCCAAGTGGTTAGAGATTTCATCAGAAGTCTTAAACCGAAATCAAAAGGTAAATCAATCAAAGTTCGTGACTACCAAATTCATGCGGTACACCATGCTATATCCACAAATCGTGCTTTGCTTGTTTCTCCTACTGCTTCTGGTAAATCACTTGTAATCTATTCGTTAGTTCGATATTATCATATGATGGGGTTAAAGACCCTGATACTAGTTCCCACTACCTCACTTGTGGAACAGATGTATTCAGATTTCGAAGATTATGGTTGGAGTTCTGGTACATACTGTCAAAGAGTATATCAGGGACATTCTAGTAAAGTTGAAAAAGACGTTGTAATTTCTACATGGCAGTCTATCTATAAACTGCCAAAGAAGTATTTTGAACAGTTTGGTTGTGTGATTGGTGATGAGGCGCATATGTTTAAGGCTAAGTCTCTTACTGGCATCATGACTAAGTTACACCAATGTAAGTACAGATTCGGTCTTACAGGCACCCTAGACGGGACACAGACGCACCAACTTGTTTTAGAGGGACTATTTGGTCCAGTTGAAAAAGTAACGACTACAAAGGAGTTAATTGAGAAGAAATCTCTTGCTAACCTAAAAGTCAAGTGTATTATTTTGAAACATCAAAACATACGAGAAAGAATGACATATTCTGATGAGCTCCAGTTTCTAGGCGAACATGAAAGAAGAAACGAATTTATTGCTGGGTTACTTATGCATTTGAAAGGTAACACACTATGTCTATATCAGTTAGTTGAGAAACATGGCAAACCGTTATATGAGCAAGTTCAGAAAACTCAGAATGAGGGTTTCTTTGACGACAGGATGCGAAAATTGTTTTTCATCTATGGCAACACTAGCACTACAGAACGTGAAGAAATACGGTCTATTGTTGAAAAGGAAAAAAATTCAATTACCATTGCATCGTATGGTACTTTTAGTACTGGTATCAACATTCGCAATATCCACAACATCGTGCTCGCGAGCCCGTCTAAGTCTAGAATTAGAGTGCTCCAAAGTATCGGTAGAGGATTGCGTCAGGGGGAAAATAAAGATTCCGTTTTGATATTTGACATTGCAGATGATATGACGTTTCGTGATCAACCCAACTTTACACTGAACCATTTTCAAGAACGCATAAATATATACAATGCAGAACAATTCAACTATGAAATCAGTAAGGTAAAACTACGATGAACACAGATACATACAAAATTCTGAAGCTCATTAGTGGTGAAAATATCATTTGTGAGCTTTCCGAAGATAATGGTAAATACGAAATCACAAGACCCCTTCTAATGCATGTCTCTCCAAAGATGACAATGACAGGGATGACAGAATCGTTGATGCTCTCCCGATGGGTACAACCCTTCACAGATGAAAAATATTTTGAGATTGATCCTAAACACGTTATTATTATGTTACCTGCCTCTCCGGGCTTGAGTATATATTATGAGGGTGTGTTAAATAAGTTGGAAGGGCCTGAAGAAATTCCTACTATGGAAGACATCGATGAAGAAGAAATATACGAAGAACTATTAGAAGAATTAAATACAGAGAATAAATCAATTCATTAATGTAGTTCAGCAAACCAAGACAAGATCAATGTAACACTATTTTCGGGTGGAGTCAAGGTTCCTTAAAGAATTATTTAAATTATATTGTTCCTTGACATTATAGTTGTGGTGGTGTATAGTGAATAAAGTTTAGGAGAGTAATTATGGCGAAAGCTAAAGGTGAACATTATGTGGATAACAAAGTTTTTCTACAGGCGATGATTGAGTGGAAAGAGAAGTGTAAGATTGCTGAAGAGGCAGACGAACAGAAACCCGCTGTTACAAATTACATTGGTGAGTGTTTTCTGAAGATTGCAACGCATTTGTCTTATCGACCTAATTTTATTAACTACACATATAAGGATGACATGATTTCAGATGGGATCGAAAACTGCTTACAATATGCTTCAAATTTCAATCCAGAGAAGTCAAACAATCCATTCGCATACTTTACGCAAATCATCTACTACGCTTTCATCCGAAGAATTCAAAAAGAAAAAAAACAAACCCACGTTAAAAATAAAATCGTAGCAGGTAGTAACTACCAATCTTTTGACACGATGCCTGGAGACTCAACTAATTACAGTATCGACAATTCTTTTGCTATTGATAATCTTCCAGAAGAAGATGTTTATAAACCGAAGAAGGTAGAAAAAAAAAGTAAAAAGGGACTAGAGAATTTTATGGATGATGATATTGAAAATGTAGCAGTTCTGGGTGATGAGCGTTGAAGATTGCAATTATAACTGACACTCACTTTGGTGCCAGAAATGATAACCAAAACATTAATGACTTTTTCTACAAATTCTATGATGATGTATTCTTTCCTACTCTAGAGAAACGTGGTATCACAACCTGTATTCATATGGGTGATGTTACTGACCGTAGAAAGTTTATCAGCTTCAAAACTGCATCCGATTTTCGTAAAAAATTTATTAGTCGTTTTCAAGAGTTGGGTATTGACCTTCATCTTATCATTGGTAATCATGACACCTTTTATAAGAACACCAACGAAGTCAATTCAATGGAAGAGCTTGTAGGTTCTGACCGATGCAACATTTATACTGGACCACAGGTTGTGGAGTTTGATGGTTGTCCTATTCAGTTCATGCCGTGGATCAATGCGAATAACTATGAAGAATCAATGGCAGCTTTGTCACGTTCTCCCGCTCAAGTTCTGATGGGTCACCTAGAAGTAAATGGTTTCGAAATGCACAAGGGACATAAATCTGAAGGTGCATTTGACAAAGAATTGTTTCGTAGGTTTGACTTGTGTTTCAGTGGTCACTTTCATCACAAATCAGATGACGGCCAGATATATTATCTGGGTACACCATATGAGATGACTTGGAGTGACTATGATGACGCCAAGGGGTTTCACATCTTCGATACAGAGAAACGTGAACTTGAACGCATTGTCAATCCTTACACACTTTTTGAGAAGATTTACTATGACGATACTACTACTGATTATACTAATGAAGATGTATCTAAGTATAAAGACAAGTATGTGAAACTGGTAGTAGTCAATAAGAAAGACCTATTCCAGTTTGATCAATTTGTTGATAAGCTCTTGACAGCAGACTGTCATGATGTTAAGATTGTTGAAGACTTTTCAGAGATGGATGCGAACAATGTATCTGATGATATCGTTGAGAATACAGAAGATACGATGACATTGCTGGAAAAATATATTGACGAGTTGTCCGTAGACCTAAGTAAAGATAGACTGAAAAATACAATGAGAACCTTATATACTGAAGCACAGGATTTGGAAATTTGATCACTTTTGAATGCGTTAGGTGGAAGAACTTTTTATCAACTGGAAATAATTTTACCGAAATACAACTAAATAAGGAATCAACAACACTCATCATTGGTGAGAACGGCGCAGGGAAATCTACTGTGCTTGACGCATTATGCTTTGGGTTGTTTGGCAAACCTTTTCGTA